TGCTGGTAAATTACCGTATCTTTGAGCGTGGCAAAGATTTAGCCTACATTGAGGCGCGGGATAAACTAATCCCAGAAGCAGTGAAATTCGCTAACATGAAATGCGGCAAAGCTTTCAGCGGCGCCAATAAAGAAAAGGCTGTATGGGCCGCAAAATGGAGCCGGTCCTTCCATACAAAAATGAATCAATTAGCGGCTAAATTATGAACTTCCGGGAGAAATCACGTGTATACGAGAACCGCTTAGAACGAGCAGAATCCCAGCGGATCGAAGAGGTAGAGGATGCGGCAGACGAATACAGTCGCCAGGAGAGGGCCATTGAATATGCCGACCATCGGCGCAAAGAGAAACGGGAGGTAGGAGAATGAAAATCATCGACAGACAGGAGGGTAAAATGAGAGACAGAATTAATCTCACAATCCACGAAGATGATTTAATTTTAATCGAGATAATGGGTGTATATGATGCAAAAGCCTACACCCCGGCGGAACAAGACATAACGGGCCGCACAGTAGCAAAGCGGGAAATCATTCTGGGTAACATCACGGTGAGGATTTACGAGGCATGAAACAGCGTAAACATTATATCGTGCAGCACCACGTAAAGGAATGCACCTCATGCCGTCGCAATCCCTTCTTAAATCAGGTCGGTTCGGTCAGGGAAGGTAAAACACATGACGGAATAAATTAGCAAAGAAAGTGATTTTTGTCCCCGGAAGGTCACTCAGTTAACACTCCTCGGACTCTGCCAACTTGGCTTTGCGGCCAGACGGGCAGCCAGAAAGAGGAAGGGCTGAACGAGACACCGTAGCTTGATTGGGTACGGGCTGTACGGGGGAAGTTAGTTAGAAGTCAGCCATCAAAGAGATATGTACGGCGGTGGAGCGGATGCTTCCACTGGAAGATGAACCGGCTTTATCACGAAAGGGGGTAGGTATGGACCAGGAGCATTTAGGGAAGGAGATCGCAAAGTTCAATTTGGCTGACGCAGCAATCGCTGAAATGTCGTCACGCTTTTTGATTTTGACGATCGAGAAAGATGGGTATGAGGTCATCCATAGATCAAAAATAGAGGTCAAGGGAAAACGGATCGAGGTCGAAAAGAAGCGGAAAGAGTTGAAAGAGGATGCACTCCGGTATGGCCAAGCCATCGATGGGGAGGCTAAACGGCTTACGGCTTTAATCTCTCCCATCGAGGAGCACCTGGAGAAAGAAGAGGCGGTCTACCTCACGGAGAAGGCGGCGAAAAAAGCCGAAAAAGATCGTGTTCTCGCCGAAAAGCTTCAGGCCCGAGTGGACAGGATCTGTGCCTTTGGGGCTACATTTAACGGAACCCTGTTCTCCGCCTACGGTATTCAGGTGGCGCACAAAGCCCTGGGGGCATGTAGTGATGAAGGGTTTGAGCGGTTCGTTTTTCAGATCGAGAGGGCCAAGGAGGCAGAGAATCTTCGGCTCGCAGAGGAGAAAAGGATCTGGGAGGAAGAAGCGGATCGGCAGCAAAAGTTTGCGGCTGAGCAGGAAACGGAACGTCAGCGCCTTGAATTGGTCGCGCGGCAGCAGCTCGAGGAGCAGGAGCGTCTTTCCAGGGAACGCGAAGATGTCGAGCGTGAGAAGCAGAAGCTAATCGACGAAGAGGCGGCCCGGTTGAAGGCTGTTGAAGACGAGAAGATCCGGGTCGCGCAGGAGAAGTTCCGCGCGGAAGAGCTGGAGAAAGCCAGAATAGAAGCCGCCGCCAAAGCCCTAAAGGATGCAGAGGCGAAGGCGGAAAAGGCCCGTCTCGCGGCGGAACGTAAGGCGGCGCGGCAACCAGATAAAGTAAAGATGACTCTCTACCTACGGGTTCTCTTAGAGGTCCCCAGCCCGGAACTGAATAGTTCCGAAGGGCTTGGCCTTATGGTAGATATCGATCAGAAGAAAAGGGAACTCGTTCAGTGGGCCATGAAAGAAGTGGAGGCACTATGAAAGACAGAACAGAATGGCTCGAAGATCGGCGTAAGGGAGTGGGCGGGTCGGATATCGCTGCAATTATGGGAGTTTCCCCCTGGAAGACAGCTTTTCAGGTTTACCAGGAGAAGCGTAAAGAGGTAAAGGACTGGTCCGGAAACGAGGCTACGGACTGGGGCACCCGGATGGAGCCGACACTCCGGCAATTTTATTCGGATACGACGGGGCGCGAGGTTCGGCTTGCAGATAAGATATTGTTCCACAAAGACTATCCTTGTCTCCTGGCAAACCTTGACGGGTTTACAGACGACAGACGGGTGGTGGAGCTAAAGACATCTCGGACCGGGAAAGGTTGGGGGGAGCCGGGGACGAATCAGGTCCCGGATTCCTACACGCTTCAGGTGCAACACTATATGCTAGTTACAGGTTTTCCGGTAGCAGATATTGTCGTCTCTATCGGCGGAGCACTTCCGGTTCTTTATGAGATCCCGGAAGATCTGGAGCTCCAGGGGATGATCGTCGACGCAGCCTCTGCGTTCTGGCAGAGAGTCCTTGACGGGGATCCCCCTCCCCCGGTAACTTTTTCCGACGCAGTCGCTCGCTTTGGTAAAAGCGAGGCGGTGGGCTCACTAATTGCCAACCAGAAGGTGATCAAACTGGTGAACGACCTAAGAGGTATCCGTGAACAAGCGAAGGTTTTGGAGGCCCAGGAAGAAGAAATTAAGGGGAAACTGATCATCACCCTTGGAGAATCCGGAGACGAATTGATCGACCCCGAAGGGAATGTCCTGGTAACCTACAAATTATCGAAGGGCCGGGTGTCGTTCGCTTTAAAAGGATTTCAGAAACTTCACCCGGAACTTTATAAACAATTCACTATCACAGGAGAAGCGTCTCGGCGTTTTCTCCTGAAGGGGGAAAAATCATGACCGAAGAACTCGCAAAATACAATTCGATGTCACAAGCTCCGGTGGCGACGCGCCCCCAGGCGCTCGTTTCGGTAGAACAGGACAGGGCCATTGCAGAGGTTCAGGGAGCTATCCTCTTGGCAAAGAAATTCCCGCGCAACCAGATGGAGGCGATGGAGAAAATCTCTATTTCATGCCAGAGGGAAGGTCTCGCAAAAGAGGCGCTATATTCCTATGCTCGGGGAGGAACAGAAATCTCCGGACCCTCCATTCGCCTGGCGGAGGCAATCGCCCAAACGTGGGGGAATCTTCAGTTCGGAATTCGCGAACTGGAACAGAGAAATGGGGAATCCACGGTCGAAGCTTTTGCCTGGGATATGGAAACCAATGTCCGCCAAGTGAAGATTTTTCAGGTAAAGCACGAACGCTACACGAAAAAGGGTAAGTATTCCCTGGAAGATCCAAGAGATATCTACGAAGCAGTCGCAAACAACGGAGCCCGCCGCCTCCGGGCCTGCATTCTCGGGATCATACCGGGCGACGTCGTTGACTCTGCCGTGTCTCAGTGCGAAACTACCCTTAAAGCTAAGGCGGATACAAGTCCGGCGGCCCTGAAGAAACTGGTCGAGGCGTTCGGTGCGTTTAAGGTTACGAAAGAGCAGATCGAGAAGCGAATTCAACGGAGACTCGACACAATTACGCCGGCACAACTAATTTCCCTACGGAAAGTCTATAACTCCCTAAAGGACGGGATGTCCGGACCGGCTGACTGGTTCGAGGTAGAAACTCCGGCAGCCGACACCCTGAAAGACAAACTAAAAAAGAAGGCCGCCAAACCCTTGACGGCGGAGACAAAGCCACCCGAAGAGAAGCAGTTTGCCCCGGGTCCCTGCCCGGACAAACCAGAGACGACGTACACGGTGGAATATTGTGCCGCATGCGCCAAGAGGATCGGGTGCCCGATTTTTGGGTGAAAGCAGGAAAAGGACGGGCGGATCTTTAAGAGTCCGGAGAGCCGGTTTATCAAGGAGGCATTATGACGAATACCTTTTGGATTGTTCTGTTGTTGACCGTCAGTGCGGGAAGCCTTGTGGCCGGGTGGTGTATCCGAGGGATAATGGAAGCTGCAAAAGAAATGCCTCCGTGTATACCCACCCCCGACATCGTGTATCGATGGCTCACAACCATGGACTTAGAGGAAACAAGCAAAATCCTTTACCCTCTTGTAAAAAGTGTGTATTTTGGTAGACGGACGATACATCGGTGCCCCGCCCGGAAGGGCGAAGTTACGGAGAAGCAAAATGTTTCTTGATAAAGACCTGCCCATAATAGGGCAACACGGTCTATCGCCAGTGGAGCGGAGATTGCTAACCTTTGCCGTTGAGGGGATGCTGGAAAGAATTCATTCCTTCCCCTGGCAATCGTTGATCTTAGACGCAAAAGGGAAGCCATTTTCACAGACACGGGGCGAGACGATCGTTTTTCGCCGGTATAACCCATTTACGGTATCGAAGGATGTGTGAGCAGCCTCCAGTGATTGAAGAAAGAATTTCTCTTTCGGCTAAAGAGTAGATAAAGTGGGTGTTGGAATGATCCCGAGCTTCCGCGGGCGAGTTGAAAAGGGCGTCCTCCAGGTAGACTCCAGGTACTATTCCTGGCTGTCTACCCTGGAGGGGCTTGAGGTCGAGGTGATCGTAAGAAAGAGAAGAAGCCAAAGAAGCCTTAACCAGAACGCAGCATATTGGAGGATCGTCGTCGAATCTCTGGCGGAGCACCTGGGCTACGATAAGGACACCATGCACCAGGCACTCAAGGAAAAATTCGCCAGCCGGCGCGATGGCAACGGCCTCTTGATCGTTGAAAGCACAGCAAAAATGGACACAGCCAGATTCAATAAATACTACGAGGATATACAGCGGTGGGCGAGCGAGTTCCTAAACTTCTACATACCTGACCCGAACGAATACGAGACACCTGCGAGGTGCGGGGAATGATAATTTGCAAGGACCGGTTTCAAAGGGAGGGCATACCACAAAAGATAATGTGCAGCCTCTTTGCCGGAGATGCAATTCATGGAAAAGGGCGAAGATTATTAGGTATTGCCCATATGCAAACGCGGCAACGTATCCGGGGGGTGAATATCCCAGATCCAACCCAAGTCGAATATTAGGAGGAATTATGACAGCATTATTGACAGGGCGGGAAATTGAATGGACGAAGATTCAGGTGGATATGCGGAAGCCGAAAATGCGCAGACAAGGGGAACGGAATGGCTCATTCTCCTGGGCCGTGGCCATTGACATTTTCGTGGTGATCGTCATCGCTGTCGCGATAGCCTATACGGGTTTCATGCTTGGAAGGCACTATGAAACGATATCGAAGCAGGAAACAGTCAGCCAGGCAGTGATTTGGAAGGAGTATAAAGCTGCAAAAGTGCAGGGGCATTAATCGCGGATATGAGGGCGAGCGATGACGTGCCATTTTGAAAGGGG